GTTTCAATTCGAATCCAAAAAAGCTGATTGCCATGATGTGGTTGGGTTAGAGAAATGGGGGAGGAGTCGATCGACCACCCTCCCCCACAGAGTACGTGAACGGACAGGTGGAACTCAGTCCGTCGAGGCTGCGTTCTCCCAGTAGAGAACCTGGAGCTCAACAGTGAACTGCTCGATCGTGTTCTCGTTGGAGTTCGAGAGATCGATCGCGCTGATCGCCGTCGGGAAACAGGACCGCATGTTGTACGTCTGGACGACGTTGCCAGCCTTGTCGAGCTGGTCGACCTGCATGTCGGACGAGTACGCCGATGGATTCGTGAGGCCCGTGTTAGCGGCGTGAGCGTTAATCGCGTTCATCCACACCTCGAACGCGTTCCTGATGGAGAACGAGTTGTCGTTGATGACCGTGATGTTCCACGGCTCGAAGTGCCTGTCACCGGCCACCTGCATCTGCCTTCCGCGGAACGGAATGGTGATGCTGGCGATCAGGGATGCGGGCAGTGAAGCTGCCGTGATGAGGAATGAAGCGAGTTCGTTGTTTCCACCAGCGAGCGAGGGAAAGTTGACGGTGACCTGGAAAAGGTTCGCCCGTGCACCGCCGCCGACCAGTTTTGACTTGAAGTCACTGATGCTTGTGTTAGCCATTGTGAGTTCTCCTTAGATGTTGTTGTTCAGTTGGTCGGTTATTAGCTCGACGACGAGGTCGGAGGTGTTCCGACCAGTTCCGAGAACGCCACGCCGGTTCTGCTGGCGATGAAGTTCAGAGTGATGAAGTTGATCGAGCGCGCTGGCTGGATGTAGATGTCTCCAACGAACTGGTTGGAGTCGACGACCTGACCCGTGTTGTTCGTGCTGTCACAGACGACCTGGAAGGCCGTGATGCCGCGGCGACCCTGAACGTCCCTGAGGTACGGTTCGGTCATATTCCTGAACATCGCCTGCGTGAACGAGTCGTTGAACTCGAACAGCTGGTAGCGAGCGGCCGTGCTGATGGCCTTCTCGATGGTGGTGAACAGCCGGCGGACGTTGATCCTGTCGAAAGCTGAAGGCTTCGTTTGGAGCGTCTTGTCGCCGTAGAGTACCGGGCCCTGACCTGGGAAGGTCACGATCGGATTGATGTTGGCGAGATACAGAGCGTCGCGGTCAGCCTGAACCGGGTTGTAACCGATCTTGGTGACGTTGAGCAGGTTGCCCCGGTTGAATCCGGCTGGCGACCACCACGGATCGTTGGATGCGTCAGTGGCGGCGCAAAGGCCGGCCATGTGACCGCAGGCAGGAATCCAGATGTACTGGTCGTTGTACTTGTCGTACATCTTGAGAGCCGTGCTATCCATGAATCCGTAGGACGTGGATCCTGGAGAGAGCGTTCCGCGCCAGGCCGTGACCGAGGTGAGCGGGGTCGTTCCTGTCGAGGTGTAGGACACCAGCGGCGAGACGAATCCGACGCAGTCTTTCCTGGTGAGGGCTGTCGTGAGCACCTGGCTCGCGACGGTGGCGCCAGAGGCGTCGCCCTGCGAGAAGAGCAGATTGATGTTGATGACGGAAGGATCGGCGAGGTACCCGAGGGCTGTAACGACGCCGGCCGAAGTGACTGCCTGGTCGGTGCCGCCCTGGAAGGTGTAGGCGATCGGAGTCGTGTAGGTCGAGAAGGACTGCGCGAGGTAGATCGACTGGCCGCCCTTGGTCGTCAGCGTGGTGTTGTGCTGCAACCACGAGAGGTACTTCGACTTGGTGATGATCTGGTTGACGTAGTAGTTCGAGGAACCGTCAACGTTCGTGGCGTCTGAGGCCAGAGAGACGAACGGATAGGTCTCGAGGATCGTTCCCGCGGTGCCACTGAAGAGACCCGAGCTGTCGACGACCACGATGTGGATCTCGTCGTTCGAGGATCCGGCCGCGAGGGCGGATGCGGAAGTTCCGGGCGCCGCAGTGAAGAGCGCCGCGAGGTTGACCGTCCCGCCAGCGATCGTTGGAGTCCAGGCTGCGAAGGCCGCCGAAGATGGCGGGCAGACGTAGACCCCGAGACCGTTGCCG